ACGTCAAACGCGCGCAGGAAGTCCCGCGTGCTTTCGGGTACGAGCGCGGAGGCGCGCGCGTGTACCCGACGCCAGAACAGATCGGCTTTACTCGGCACGCATTAACGAGTTGGCTTTCATTTCCATTTCATGCGCCATGCCTATCGCGGCCGCTTCCTTGCTGGCTTGCGCGCTGGCTTCCATTTCTAGCGATAACGTCAAAACGTCAGTATCTTCGGGCAGCCGTCCACCGGCGATCAACGCCTCGATCACCATGCTGGCGGGCAGATTCAGCGCCGTCGCCAATGTCGCCCAGGCGCCCATCACCGCGGCGTCCATCGTCTGCTCGTTGTACTGATCGTTGAGCGTAATGCTGCCGCCGTCCTCTAAGCCGAGGTAGTGCGCCGTAAAGTGCAGCGCGCGTTCCAGCCCGTCTTGCAACCCGCGCGCCGTCACCGCCAGCGCGGAATCGCTCGCGCCCTTGTCGATCTCTTTTGCCGTGGCCGTTTCTGCGGCGCGTTTGGACGTGGCCATTGCTGCCAAGCCGAGCGCGCCCATGCGGTTTTCCAGATCGTCGAGCGACGCCTTGCACGCGGCTAAGGACTCCCCGCCGTGGCTCACGTACTCGGCTTTCGACGACGGATCGCCTGCGCTGATGGCCGAGTTTGGCCCAATAATCAAGGGCTGCCCGCGCTCGTCCACCGTCATCACGCCCGCCGTGAACAGAATCGGCACGCACGTCTTGTAGATCGAGGTATCGTAGTCCGACCACTGGCGATAGTGCGCCAAGTTAAGATAGGCCAGATCAAGGAACGGCGGCTCGGACTCAAACAATCCGGTGCGGCCCGATGTCACGATCTCGGCGACGGGTATTTCCGTCTGCGTCGGATAGGTGGATTCCGCTTCCAGCACTAGCGTCTTGTTCTGGCTGATCGAGTAGAGCGCGCACGTCACATAGCCGTCGTCGTTGCGGAACACGCGGTAGCGTTCCGCAACTTCCTCGCCGAACAGCCCGTCCGCGACGTTGTGCAGTTCCTTCAAGACTAACTGCGTGAGCGTGAGCTTGCCGTTGCGCGTATCGGTGCGCCACGAAAGGATGTTTTCCTTTTTGATCGGCACCCAATACGGACGCACCGCGCCGGATTGTTCCGCGCCGTAGCTCTGCGAACCGCCCGTCTGCGGGAACTCAACCAGGATGGCGGCGTGGCCCACCGTCATCGCGTCTACCATGATGTCGCGGCAGAACACGTCGCCATGCGTTCCGGCGTTGTCGATGTTTTCCCACAAGCCATCTTCACCGTTGTAGATTTGCGGCGGTACGTCATCGGACAGCTTGGGCGGCTCACGAAAGACAAAGCCCGCCAGCCCGACAATGGTATGTTTGGTGACGTTGAACAGCGCGGCGCGTTGCAGGCGCACGCGGTAGTCTGGCGTCGTTTCGCCTGGCCCTTTCGGAAGGTACGTCTGGCCCGCCTCTTGGAACTTGGCGTTGCCTGTCCAAATGTCGCGCATGATTTGCGTGCTGGCCGCTTGTGCTTTTGCGGCAGGCGACTGAGTGGACGGCAAGTTCTTGCTCGCCATCGGGCTGCCGCTGATTGTGCTGCTCACGCCACCGGCGCGCAACGGCCCGTCGCCAGGGTAATTGCCAATGTCGCGCACGTCCGTCATCGGAATACGAATTGAAGTCATGGTGTAGCTCAGGCGTAGAGGTTACGAACAACAGCGCGACGGGTTTCGAGCAGATTGAACCGCTGCCAGACGAGATAACCGAGTGCGTCGGCCATGTGATCGAGACCGCTACCCTTGTCAGGGATAGAGGTGTCCTCTTTGTACGTCAGCCCGTCGAGCGAGCGCACAAGCGCGCGCGCCTTCGGATGCACGAGCAACCGCCGCGTGCCTGCGGCGTCCTTGAGTAACGCTTGCACGGCGTTGATGCGATCCGAGATCAGCGGCGCCTTGTGCGCGGCATCGACGTAGAAGCCCTGCCGCTGCAAGATCGTGAAGTCCGTCTGCCCGACGGCTGCGGATGTCTTGCGGGCATTGCCAGACGGATCAGGGCAGACAATGACGCGGCGGGAGGGGTAGCGGTGCCGAAGCATCTGCGCGACTTCTTCGGTGTTGGACGTCGCCACTTCGATGGCGTCGAAGATGTGCAGTTGATCGCCCGCCTTGACGCCAAGCGTCACGCTCATGGGGTTGACGTTGAAGTCCATGCCCACGAGCAACTCTTGGCTTGGCAAGTCCACGATAGAGGCGTCCACGCTGGCCTGGCGGTCGAAGTTGTCATAGACGCGGCCGGATAGCGCCTCAAAGCTGGCCTCGTATTCCTGCCGGAACTGCCGCGGCGATAACTCGTTACGCGCGGCCTCGATCTCGTCGGCCGGAATATGCCCGCCGTCCAAGCTCTTGAACGTCCACGACCGGAAGCCGTCAATCTGCTCTTGGCCTTTCAGGTAGAGATCATACGCCCAGTTCATGCCCTGCGGCGTGGTGATAAACAGCGCGCGGCCAAGCGGTTGACGATCCGACAGCATTGGGCGAATGGCCTCGTCCCAGACGCGCTTTTGCATGAAGGCAAACTCGTCCAGGCAGACCAGATCGACGCCGACACCGCGCAAGCTATCGGGGTTGTCGGCGCCGCGGATCGCCAGCACGCTGCCGTTCGTCAGGCGCATGGACAGATCGGATTCGTTCAGCGTATCCACGTAGCCGCGCGGCGTCAGCTTCTTCAGCAGCGCCCACAAGATTTCCTTGCCCTGCCGATACGTCGGCGCGACATACCAAGACACGGTGTCGCGATGGTTGATCGCTTGCGTCATCATGGCGAGGCACGCCAGATAGCTCTTGCCAAAGCGTCGGCCTGCAATCAACACGCGGAAGCGGGCGTCGCTAGAGAATACCGCCTTCTGCGCCTCGGACAGGGTATGCACCACACGCGGCGAGGCGGCTGCCGTCACTGAATCACAATGGTTGGAAGTTCGCGCGTTTCAATGACGGCGATTTCCTTCTGGTCGAGCATCTGCTTGCCAAGCCAGATCAGCATTGTGGGGTTGCCGCCAAGCGCCGTCTTGATCTGCGCTTGACGCAAGCGGATGCGGACGTTAGCGCGTGCTTTTGTTAGCGTGGCCTCGCACTTCTTGCGGATCAACGCCTCAGACACGCCGAGGAAGTCCGCGATCTCGCAGTTGGTTGCGCCAACGCTGGCCATGCCTTCAACGACGGTGAGGTCAATGGGGATCGCTTTCACGGACGCACCGCCTTCTGTCCGGTGGCGGTTTCCCAACGCTGGACGATTACGTCACAATAAGCGGGGGATAGTTCCATGCCGTAACACTTTCGGCCAACTTGTTCGGCTGCAATCAGGGTTGTGCCTGAACCGAGAAAAGGTTCAACCACTAGCCCACCTTTGGCCGTGCTTGACATAATGCACCGCGCCATCATTGCAACGGGTTTGGGCGTGGCGTGTCCGTGCCGATCTTCTCCAATTACTCGATTGAAGTCCCAAACATCCGTCATGTTCTCATGCGTGTTGTCAAAATATGCGCGCGTTGCGTAGAACTCCCGCTTGAGTTTGTCGTGTTCCCGCTTGAGTTCGTCGTGTTCGCGCTTGAGTTCGTTGTGTTCGCGCTTGAAACCGTTGCCGTTGGCAAACGCTTGCAGTTTTATATATGCATCCTCGGTCGGGAAACACCATTGCGATTTAGTGAAATAGTGTCCACCCATTTGGTTGCCTAGTGCGGCTTTCCAGTTTTTTGCCCCGCCGCACTTGTTCATTTCTGTTTCAAGGTACAACCTGATCGGTTCCCACCCTTCCCAATAGTTGTCCGCGTTATTGTTGAAGCCCTGCTCGCCAACCATAAAGAAAAGACACGCTTCGTATTTGACTCCAAAAGATCGCATAATCGAATTGTTTTGCCCGTCTCCAAGACCCGACGGCGGCTTGTCCCAAACAATCTGATTTCGCAGCGTCAGCCGTTCGGAGCTTTTCAGTCCTCCAACAAACCACAACCGCCAGAGGCTTTCAGCGTTGCCCCAGATATATGCGCTGGCGTTGTCCTCGGCGTGCGGCCGAAAGGCTCGCCACCATGCCATCTGAAATGCGTCCAGTTTGTCGGCGTACAGATTGTCGTTCTGCACGCCGTCCTTTTCTTTGCCCATGCCGTACGGTGGATCGGCGTGGATGAGTTGCGCCTTTGCCCCGTCCATGAGCTTTGCCACATCCTCGGCCTTTGTGCTATTGCCGCACAAGAGCCGGTGTTGCCCCAACACAATCAAGTCGCCCACCTTCGTGATTGGCTTGGCGGGCGGTTCCGGCACGTCGTCAAGATCGGCACCGTCCAAGATGCCGGGCGGGTTCAGCAGCGCATCGAGTTCGTCAGGGTTGAACCCCGTCAGCGCCAGATCAAAGTCGAGGCCGACTAGCGCCGTCAGTTCCGTCGTTAGGAGATTGCTGTCCCACGTCGCGTCCTGTCCCGTCCGGTTATCTGCCAGTCGATAGGCCGTTACTTGCGCTGTTGACAGTCCGCGCGCAATATGTACCGGCACCGTCTTGAGGCCGAGCGACTGCGCGGCTTGCAAGCGGGTATGACCAGCGATCACCACCATGTCGGCGTCGCACACAATCGGTTGTCGGAAGCCAAACTCGCGGATCGAGGCCGCCACCTTTGCCACGGCGTCGGTGTTTTTGCGCGGATTTCGCACATACGGCACCACGTCCGCAATCGGGACGGTGACGGTCGCGTAGTCAGTTGCAGCGGGTTTGGCGGCCATGTCGCGGGGTTAGCGTGATCGTGGTACTACAATATAACGGGTTTAGTCTGCAAGCTCTTTGATGGCGGCGACTAACGCGGTGGCGTTGGTAATCGCGGAACGGATGTTATTCGTCTGGAACTGCATGAGCCGCGGCTGCAACGATTCCGCGTTCGGGCAGTTGGCGTTGCCCTTGAGGTGCTTGAGCGCTGGCTCATCGTAGGACAACCGCCAGGCGCCATAGGGCCGTTCCCCGCCGTGGCGTGTGACCGCGGTGGCCAGATCGAGCGCGCGGCGTGGCGTATCGCACGCAACAGCGTAGGCCCAGTAGTCGTGCGTGTGGCCGTTGGGTACGTGTTGCGGCGTGATCCAGTCGCAGCCCTTGATCGCATCGCGGTAGTAGGCCGCGCACGTCAGGCGATCCCGCATCAGCGTGTCGGCGTGTTTCAGTTGCGCCAGCCCTTGCGTGGCCGTGACGTCGTTCATGCGGTAGTTGTAGCCGATCTGATGGTGCCGTTCGTATTGCGGATCTTTCAAGACGCTTGGCGCAATCCGTGGCTCGTCGGCCCGCATCCGGTAGCCGAGGCTGCTGAACTCGCGCGCAGCGGTGGCCAGGGCTTCGTCGTTCGTGGTGAGCATCCCGCCTTCGCCGGTACTCAGAATCTTGGACGCTTGGAAGCTGTAGCTGGTGAAGCTGGCCAAGGCGTTATGCGGGCGTAGCGTTTCCGCGGCGTCGTCCACATCGCACGCGCCCGCGTGCAAGCCGTAGAGGCTGACGCTCATGGCGTGCGTCGCCGTGCCGTTGTCCCGCATGAGCCAGGTGTCGGCGTGTACGTCGCAGTAGGTTGGGATCGCGCCGGCGTGCAGGACGGCCAGCGTGGTGGCGCTCATTGTCAGCGGCGGGACGGCTACGTTGTCGCCGGGCTTGACGCCAAGCGCCGCAAGCGCCGTGTGCAGCGTGGCGGTGCCATTGCACAACGCAATCGCGTAGCGCGCGCCGACATAGCGGGCAAACTCAACCTCAAACGCGGCGACCGCGCTCCCGTTTTTCATATTCTGGCCTTTGCAAGATGCAACAGTTCGTCAGGATGCCGAAGCGTTGCTTGCGTAACTGCCCAATTGGGACGCCCTGTCCGGCAGTTGTCGCCAAAATGCGCAGGCACGAGAAAGTCGCGCCCAAACATCCATCCGACCAACGTGGCAACGGGATCAGCCCAGGTAACAAGAAGAAATGGGCGATCCAGTTTTTGAGCCACCTTCTCAGCCGGAAGTGGCGACTGAAGCAACCGTCCTTGCGCGTGAGCCGTCGCCTTGACCTCAATCCAGTTCAACACGTCGCCCGTCTGTTCCGGCCCGTCAACGGTTGCGGCCCAATATAGGCCAAGCCATTTGTGCGCTGCCATTTCACCAAGTGCGCCGATATAATCCGGCCGCCGACCGGCTGGCAGTTGCGGCCCCGACTGATCGACCACTTTCATCTTGCGGCCCCAACGCTCTCGCAGGCCGCCAACATAGGTGGCGTAGCGAATCTCTGGCGCAGACAGGATGACGTTCATGCGGCCCGCCGTGCCAGCCAGAGAAGCAGGGGCGTCTTGTTCTTTGATCTATTGCACGGCCCGCAGGCAGGAACGGCGTTGTCGATGTCATGCTCGCCGCTGCCAGACAGCGGGACGATATGATCGAGTTCCAGCGGGCGGCGTTCGTAGCAATAGGTACAGAGTCCAAGCGATGACGCCAGCACGTCGCGCCACTGACTCCCGGAGATGCCCCTGCCGCTTGCCGACCGTTTGCGCGCTCGATGTTTGGCACAGTACACTCTTTCCTTTTCAGGGTTTTTAGCGTTGTAACGCGCGCGGTACGCCTTTATCTTCTCAGAGTTTTTAGCGTAGTAACGCGCGCCGTACGCCTTTATCTTCTCAGGGTTTTTAGCACGGTAACGCGCGGCGGACGCCTTCACCTTTTCAGCGTTTTCAGCGCGGTAACGCGCGTCCCTTGCCTTTTCCTTTTCAGGGTGTTCAGCGCGGCGACGCGCGTCCCTCGCCTTTGCCTTTTCAGGGTGTTCAGCGCGGTAACGCGCGGCGTACGCCTTCGCCTTGTCAGCGTGTTCAGCGCGGTAACGCGCTTCGTACGCCTTGCGTGCCGCGTCTACGTGCGGCATTGCGCGGCCTGATAATCGGATTCGGTGTCAATCGTAAAGCAGCCAGCCGGGGCCGGTGGCGCCGGCGCGGGAAACAGCATCGGATGGTTGCCGAGATGCTCGCGCATGGCCTGATCGTCCGGCGAGGTGCGTTGGTGCGCGCGCGTCAGCATCGCCAGCGTGAACGCTTCGCCACCTTGTTCGACGGGGCAGCGTTCGCCGTTCAGCACTTTGCGGACGTGTTGCGCGTCCTTGAAGGGATCGTCCGGCGTCCAGCGGTGGATAATCGCCTCAGGGTGCCAACGGTAGCGCGTCGCGCAATGCCAGTAACGCGCCAGCACATCCCAGTCCGGCCCGTCATATGCAAACACGTTGGCGTCGAGGCGTTCCAGTTCGCCCGCCAATGCGCCGTCCGCGTCCGCAATCGGGATCGCCACAATCACGTGCTGCGGATAAAACACCTCACCCGCCAGCCGGACAGCGCGCGCGATCAACGTTTCGCCGTGCAAGTCCAGCAACATCTTGCGCGGCAGGCGTGTCGAGTGGAGCCGCGCTTGGATGATGCACAGCGGCGCAATGTTCACGCGCGGTGTGAACCGTACGAGGCGCTAGTCGCCGCGGCCTGTTCCAGTTGTTCCAAGTTTGCGCGCTCGTCGTCCGTGGCATCGCGGAACGAGCAGTAGATGTCTTTGGCCCGTACCATCCGCAGCAGCCCTAAGCCTGGCCACGCTTCTTCGGGGCCAGGGTTCGGCATACACCGCACGATGTCGCCCGGCTTCCACGGATTCGACTCAAAGACGCCGCTGTAGTGCGCGCCCGCGCCGGCGAACACCACGACGCCAATGACGGGCAAGTCGTGGCGCTTGTGCGGCGTGAGGATGAGGTTTTCTTCGGGCGCGTTTTCCTTGATCGCGCACCAGTCATACGCCAGTTCCGGCACCATGTTTACCATTTGCTTTGTCCCCATCGGTTCGTGATGCGTAAGTGGCGGTGAATCTGGAAACCTGGCGTATCATCGTGGCCAATCCCGCCGACATACACCGCGTTGCCGTGCTGATCAACGTCGCGCGTCCAATGAAACCAGCGCCACACAGACGCGGTAGGGTTGGCCAGATACGCAGCCACGAGTTGCGCAGCGGTCGGCAGTGTGTCGAGGCCAGGCGTCGGGATCAGGCCGACGCACTGGATCCCTTTCGGCGTCGCCACGGCATCGTCGGGCGTGTCAAGGAACGTTTCTTTGGCGTACCACGTTTGCGGATAGAATAAGGCGGGCGAGTGAGCCAGCATAGCGCGCAACGTGATCATTTCGTGCGTCCCTCAAAGCGTTCGATGTAGGCCAGCCCTTCTGCCCATGTCGCGCAATGCTCCCAGTATTTCTCAACTTTCGCCATTTCGACGTTCAATAGCTCAAGCCGTGTTGCGTCCATGCCTGGCGGCGATCCCCACCACGTCAGTTGTGACGCAGGCACGGCGAGGACATGAATCGGCCGCGTACCAATCGCCTTGATAAACGTCAGCATGGCGCGCGGGATGTGATACGCCGACGCCACAAGGCAGAGCCGGTTCCAGTTATTTGCTTCGGCCATCTCGACGAGGTTGCGCGCTTGCTCGTGCGTGTTCTGGCTGCCGTGTTCGACGATAATCGCTTTGGGCGGGACGCTGCGCGCCATGAGCAAGCCCGCCAATCGTTCGCCACCAATCCAACGCGGCTCGCTATCCACGCCACCGCTGCACACAATCACCGGCGCCGCACTGTGTCGCCACAACTCAACCGCGGCCGAGGCGCGTTGCTCCGCGTCCTCGCCGCATAGCACCACAATCGCGTCGGCCTTGAGTAGCGGCCCCGTATAGGCCGCGGCTAAGAACTGCTCGCGCGGGCTTACCATCCGCGCACCAGCGTCGTGAACTGCGACACCGTTAGGCACACGCTGGCTTCTAGCTCGGACGGTTCTTCGTCAAGCATCACGTGCGTTTCGATCAGCTTGGCGCCTGTGGCAACCGCGTGCATTGGCACGGCGGGATCCGTGCCGTGATAGGATAGGCCCGTATGCGCTGTCCAGATGTCCGGCGTGCAGGCGAACGGTTCTTGCGGGTATCCAGGCGGGCAGAACAGCGTCGCGTCGGCGTCTGCCGTTTGGTTGGGTGCCACGCTCACGATCTTTGGCTTGCCCGTCGCGTCCACGAGCGCGTGCAGCAGCGCGCTTTCGTTATCAAGCCGCGCAATCTTATACGCCGGACAGCCAACGGCTTGCAGGACAGCGAGCGAGTCCGCGCCAAACACCGACGCAAACGGCACCAGGTGAAGGCGGCGAGCGTGCGCAAACAAATCAGGGAACCATTCCAGCGGCGTGCGCGCGACGTCGTACAGCGAGCGCATCGTCCAGCCCATCGCGCCCCACGGTTCCGGCGCGGGGCCATCGCCGCGGATCGCTACTAACTCGTCTGGCGTGTAGCATTGGAACTTGACAAACTCGGCGTTGGACGCGGCCGCGGCATCAATCAAGCGCAACGCCCTGTCCTTGTCGCCGTTATGCGCGTTCGATACCTCAAAGATAAAGCGGCACGGATGCTGCTCGCCAATAGCTACGCCCTCAATGTTCACGCGATCATTCCTCGGAGTTGTGCGACGGTAAGTTGGTGCGGGTTGGTGTCGCTGCGATAGCTCGTGATCGGCGGCGTGTCGGGCAGCGGCCGCACCGCGTCCCCCCACGTCGCATCTTCGGGCAGGATGACATACCGCGAGTTCTGCTCAATCGTATGGCGGGCTTCATCCTCGCTGATGAGCGTTTCGTGCAAGCGCTCGCCC